AGATGATGGTCGTATAGAAGTAGTTGATAATCATTCTAATGTACGATATAACGCAAAAGGAGAACTACTTACAATTGAAGATCGAGTTAAGGAGTTCTTAGATAGCAACCCACATTTCCGTCAAGGGTCGTTGTCTGGTTCAGGAAGCCAGAGTGCTATTGGTGGTCAAACTGTTAAACCTTTTAACCTACAGGACTTAGACTTAACAAAACCAGAAGATCGTAAAGCCTATGCAGAATATAGGAAGAAAAGAGATTCAGGTGCTGTTGAGATTAAATTAAACAATTAAACTTAATAGGTAATTAAAATGGCAAACGAAAGTACAAGTTCTACGCTATCGGAACTATACACAGAGATAGTTGCAGAAGCACAATTCGTAGCTTCTGAAAAATCCATCATGAGAAACTTAGTTAAAAACTATGCTATCACAGGTGGTGGTAAAGCAGTTGAAGTTCCTGTTTATGCACAAGTAAGTGCAGCAGCAGTAGCAGAAGCAACTGATTTATCAAACACAGCAATCAACCCAAGTTCAGTAACTATTACTGCATCTGAGGTTGGTGTTATGACTACTCTAACTGACTTAGCAAGAAACTCAGCACCAAGAAATGTTGCTGGAGATATTGGTAAATTGTTTGGAGAAGCACTAGCAAGAAAACAAGACACAGATTTAACAGCATTGTTTGATGGCTTTAGTGATGCAATAGGAAATGGAACTGCAGCGATTTCATCTGCAACAATTTTCCAAGCACTTGCAATTTTAAGAGAAAATGCTCTTAACATTGACGATTGTGCAGTTGTTCTACACCCTAAAATCGCTTTCGACCTAAAATCTGGTTTGACTAATACGTTTGCAAACGCTAATGCAAATGATTTATCAAACGAAGCATTAAGATCAGGTTTTGTTGGTAGATTAGCTGGTATGCCTGTATTTGAAACTTCAAATATGTCTAACACAGGTAATGCTGGAGATTACAAAGGTGGTGCGTTTCACAGAGATGCACTAGCAATTGCTATGATGCAAGATGTTAAAATTGAAACTCAAAGAGATGCGAGTTTAAGAGCAGACGAAATTGTTGCTACATCAGTATATGGTGTTGGCGAAATTCATGACTCTTATGGTGTTGAATTACACTTCGATTCATCAATCCAATAATAGGATACTTTGTGAGGGTGGGAAACTGCCCTCGCAACTAACAAAGGAGATACAATGGTAAAATTAATATTATCAAATGAAAAAATGATTACTCTTAAAAGAGGTAACAAAACAATTACTAGAAGCGAATTAGATTATCAAACTAATAAAACAATGTATGATTTTAGAGGTTTTAAACTACAACAAGATAGTGTAAAAGAAAATATCAAAGAAGTAGATCAAACTTTTGAAAATGAATCAAAAGTAATACCTCTTAAAAAGAAAAGAAAAACAAGGAAGAAAAAATGAACAAATGGATTTGGAAGAAAATAAGAAAAACGACTAAATGGATTTGGGTTCATTCTAAAGAAAACCCTATGTATTCTATACCTGTTGTTTTAATTATTGCATATTTAATTTGGAGTAATTAATGGCTAATTTTACAGGTGCTAATGTTATTACAACATCAGATGTATTGAAGTATCAACCTGATGCGTTTGATTTTGGTATTTCTACAACTGCAACAGAAACAACTAATTTTCTAGCACAAACTACTAATGATATTTTAAGAGCATTGAGAGTAGAGTGGTGGCCTGTATATAAAACAAATGTTTACACAGATATTACAATTCTTAATACTGCTGAACTAGATAAAACAAAAGTTAATTTAGATCAGTTTGAAAGAGCTGGTGTTTATTTATTTTTAGGAAGATTTTATTTACCAGCATTAACTAAATTTAGACCAGAAACAGAAAAAGATAGATTTGAAAGAATGGCAGAATATTACATGGGTCAATACAATATTGAATGGCGAATGATATTAGAAGATGGTGTTGAATATGATTCAGATGATAACTCAAGTATTTCAGTTGGAGAAAGAGAGCCTTTACACGGATTTAGAAGATTAAATAGATAATGGCTGTTCCTCTAATTCTTAAAAGAGTTGCTACAGGAATAGGTATTAAAAAACTTATATCAAAAGACGTAAAACAAACTGAAATACCAAAAAGCGAAATCAGTAAAATAAAAAAAGGATTACAAAAATTTGCTCAAGGTATTGTTGTAAAAACTAATTCTAATTCAAAAGAAGTAATTAAAAAAATTGATAAATTTGAAAATAGACTTTCAAAAATTATAGATAAAGGTATTAGACAAGCTGGATTTCAATTAATTGACATTATTAGAACTAAAACACAAAAAGGAATTGATTTTAGAGGTGTAACTTTTGCACCATATTCAGAGGGTTACTTAAAAAAATTAAATAAAGAGGGTAAATCAACTAATGTAGATTTATTTTATACAGGTAAAATGTTAGGAAATTTAACAAGTAATAAAACAGGAAAATTTAAAGTGTCAGTGGGTTTTTCAAGAGCAGAAGAAAGAAAGAAAGCATTATTTAATCAAGTTCTTGGTACACCTAAAAGAGAATTTTTTGGCTTTAATAATTCTACAGAAAAGATTATAAACAAACAATTCAACCGATTTGTAGAAAAAGAATTAAGAAAGTTTAGAATATGAGTGTAAGAGAAAACATAGCAAGTAATTTACTATCAACTATATCAAGTATATCTAGCCCAATAACAATTAGAAAAGCAACTAGACAACCTTTTCTTTTAGATGAATTATCAGAGCAACAATATCCAGCAGTAATAGTTCAAACATCAGAAGAAAATAGAGATGATTCTGAATTAGGAAGTGGTGCTAAAACAAGACATGGCACTATTGATTTTCTTATACTTGGTTTTGTTAAAGGTGCAGAAGCTAATATTGATACAAAAAGAAATCAATTAATAACAGCTATTGAAACTGCATTAGAAACTGATATTACGAGAAATAGTAATGCACTTGATACTGAAATCGTACAAGTAGAAACTGACGAGGGTACTTTATTTCCTGTTGGTGGAATAAGAATGACTATTAGATGTATGTATGAGTATCAAGCTGGAACACCATAGGAGATAATATGACAACAAAAATTATAAATAGAATAGAAAAAAAAATAGACCAAATAGAAAAATTACACGACAAAGAGTCTATGCTTTGTGAAGAAGTAAAAGACTTATTAGCAGAATTAAAAGAAAATCAAGAAGATAATAGTCAAGATTGGGAAGAAGATTTTGAAGATGATTTTGAAGAAGATGAAGAAGATATTGACGAGGAAGATGATAAACTGTAAAAGGACTTATGGCTAAGGATATTAAATTATATAAAGGTAATTCAGAAATAGTTATTAATGAAACTAATCTTGAACATTTTATAAGTTTAGGCTATAAGCAAGAAAAAGAAACTAAACAAACTAAATCAAACAAGGATAAAAAATGGCAACACATCACGGAAAAGAAGGCGTAGTTACTGCTGGTGGAACTGGTGTTGGGGAACTAACATCATTTACACTTGAAACTACAGGAGATGTTGTAGAAGATACAGCTTTAACAGATGCTACTAAATCATTTGTTGCTGGTCGAACTTCATTCTCTGGAACATTAGAAATGCACTTTGACGAAACAGATAGCCCACAAACAAGCTTAGTTGCTGGTGCTTCAATAGCTTTCATTTTATTACCTGAGGGTAATGCAAGTGGAGACAGAAGTTTTTCAGGAACAGGAATTGTTACAGGAATGTCAGTTAATAACTCAATGGACGCAATCGTTTCAAGAACTGTTACTTTTCAAGGAACAGGTGCTTTAACAATAGGAACTGTATAATCCTAATTTATGTCAGTTATTGATATTGCGAAAACGCATTTTGAAAATTTAGGTGTTCAATCTATTGAAGTACCTGAATGGAAAGATGAGCATGGAAAATCTACTGTTATTTATTGGAATCCTATAAATCTTTCTGAAAAAAACATACTTTTTAAAAAATCAGATAATCTATCTGATGTAAGTATTCTTGCTGATATTCTAGTTATGAAAGCACTAGATAAAGATGGTAAAAAACTTTTCAAACCAGAAGATAAAGTTGCCTTAATGTATAAAGTAGATTCAGATATATTATCAAGAATATCTACTGCTATGGTGTCTGCTATCACTCCTGATGAAGTAAAAAAAAACTAAAAAATTCAATAGAATTAAAAAATTTACTTATTGTTGCAGATAGATTAAAAATAACACTATCCGAACTTTTAAAAATGGAAGTTTGGGAGTATAATCATTGGATAGGTTTTATGTTGTTAGAACAAGAACAACACGAATCTGAAATGAGGAAAGCAAGACACAGATAATGGCAAATTTAAAAATAAATATATTAGCACAAGATAAAACAAAAGGTGCTTTAAGATCAGTAAAAGGTGGACTTGCTTCAATTAAAAATGCTGTATTTAGTTTAAAAGGTGCTTTCGTTACACTTGGTACAGGAGTAGCTTTAAGATCAATAGGTAATGTTGCATCTAACTTTGAAGATTTAAGAGATTCTTTAGCATCTGTAACAGGTGGAATAAGACAAGGTGCAGAGGCATTTAGTTTTATTACTGACTTTGCTTTAAGATCACAGTTTAGTGTAGAAAATTTAACAACATCATTTATTACATTAAAAGCATCAGGTATCGAACCAACAGAAAAACTACTAAGAGTTTTTACTGATACTGCGTCTGTAACAACAGATCAATTAGGAACATTAGATGCTTTAACAAGAGTATTTTCTCGTGGTGTTCAAGGTGGTTTAGGTCTTGAAGAATTAAACCAAATTGCAGATCGTGGTGTACCTATATTTAGATTACTTGAAGAAGAAATAGGTATAACAAGATTAGAAATATCTCAGTTTGGACAAACAACAGAGGGTGCAAGAAAAATACTAGATGCTTTAGAGAGTTCATTAGGTAGAACTTTCTCTGGTGCAACTCAACAAAAATTAGATAACTTATCAACTTCATCTTCTAATTTAGGAATTGCATTTAGAAATAGTTTAGATGTAATCGGTCAAGCTGGTTTTAGTGGTGCTTTAACCACAATGAATAACACTTTATCAGAAACTTTAACATTATTAACTCCTGTTGCAGAGGCTTTAGGAAAAGGATTACAAAAAGTTGTTGGTGGATTAACCAAAGCATTAGAAGCCTTAAACCAAGCAATTGAAATATCTTTTGACTTATATAAAGATTTAAGAGAATTTTTGGGAATACCTTTACCTGAAACTCCTGTAATAACTATTGATAAAGGTAAGTTAGAAGAAAGTACAAAAGAATTAGAAAGACAAAAAAATCTTTTTGAAAAAATAGCAGAAGAACTAAAAGGAATTAACAATAAAAGACTTACAGAATTACAAGACAAATTTAAAAATATAGAAAAAACAATTGCACAGGGTATCAATAGTGGTATTACAAAAATGTCAGAAGTTCTTGCAAAATCAATTGTGTTTGGAGAAAAAATACTTGGAAGTTTTAGAGAAATGGCAAGAACATTATTAGCTTCTGTTTTAACTGCCTTAATAGAAATAGTAGCAAGAAAAGGTGTAGAACTTGCTATTGAAAAAATGATTACTAGAGAAAAACAGAAACAAGCCTCTTTAAGTCGTGGTGGTTCTTTATTTGGTATAGCAAAATCATTTTTAGGTTTTGCTCAAGGTGGTGCAGTTTCAAAAGGTAAACCAATCGTAGTAGGCGAACAAGGTGCTGAATTATTTGTACCAAACTCGACAGGACAAATAACACAATCTGCTAGAGGTACAGGAAATGGTGGTGCTACTACAGTTAATTTTAATATCAACACAGTAGATGCTTCTGGTTTTGAAGAATTACTTGTAAGATCAAGAGGAACTATTACACAACTAATTAATAATGCAGTAAATGAAAGAGGGAGTAGAAACTTAATATAATGTCAGGTACTTTTCCAATATCATCTGCTAAATTTGAATCTTTAGGAATAAAGTCAACACAGAATACTATTATATCAAAAACTGTATCTGGTAAGAAACTTGCTAGACAAATAGATAATCAAAGATTTGGTTTTACTGCTAAAGTAATTACAGCAAAAAGAAGTGATGTTTATGGAGAGTTAATGGCTTTTATAGTTAAGCAAAGATCAGGAAAAGAAAACTTTACAATCATTCCACCAGAAGTAACTCTTGCTAGAGGTAATGTAAGTGGAACTGTTTTAGTCAATGGAGTTCACGCAGTTGGAGATACTACAATTACTGTTGATGCTATGACAGGCACATTAAAAGCTGGAGATTTTATTAAGTTTGCTGGACATGATAAAGTTTATATGGTCGTTGCAGATGTAACAGCAGATGGTTCAAACGAAGCAACACTTACAATAGAGCCACCTTTATTAACTGCTTTAGCAAATAATGAAGTTGTTACTTATGATAGTGTTCCTTTTACTGTTTATTTAATAAACGATATGCAAGAATTTGGAGTTGTTGGTGCAGATAAAGATGGTAATGCTTTATATCAATTTGAATTTGATGTAGAAGAAGCACTTTAATTAATGAAGAAATATAAAATAACCCACAAGATAACTGCCGATTTTATTGCTGAAATTATTGTTAATGAAGATCAAATAGATAGTTCAATTAATGATCTCAAAGAATATAAGAAACCCAATAGCAAATTTGAATATACTATGTTAAAAGGTACAGAAAGTGTAACCCAAACTAATTACGAAGAATATGACGAGAAGCCTATCAACAGCGATAAAGAACGAATTAGCAACAAATGATATTAGACCAATCCACCTTATATCTATTGGTTTTAATACTCCTGTCAATTTCACAGATAATTCATTCGATTTAACATCATCAGTATCAGGCTCATCTATTACATATTCTGCTAGTAATTTCTTTTTAGGAATATCAGATTTTACAGAACAAACAGATGTTAGTAAATCAAGTATAACCCTAACCTTATCTGGTGCAGATCAAACATTTATTTCAATAGTTTTAAACGAGAATGTTATTAATGATGTTGTAACTATTCATAGAGGTTTATTAGCAGATGATAATAGTATTATTGCTGACCCTTTTTTACTTTATAAAGGAAGTATAGAAAATTTTGAAATACAAGAGCAAGATACATCAAGCATATTATCATTATCTATTGTATCTCATTGGGCAGATTTTAATAAAAAGAATGGTCGTAAGACTAATAATACATCTCAACAAAGATTTTTTATTGCAGATAAGGGTATGGATTTTGCTAGTGAAACTTTATTAGATATTAAATGGGGTAAAAAATAATGAATGAAATTATAAAATTTTATCAATCATTTAATAGATACAAAGATAATACTGATGAAGAAATACATCAACATTTAATACAATGTATTAACAATAATCAATATAAACTATTTGAAGATAATGGTATTTATGGTTTTACTAATTGGGCATTTGTAAATCAACAAACAGAAAATTACTTTTTAAAAACAGGAATTATTGAAGATTGGAATTGTGGAGATATAATGTTGCATATAGATTTTATTGCTACAAAAAACATAAGACAAATAATGAGTTGGCTTAAAAATAATAGTGCTAAAACATTAGGATTAAATAAAACTATACATTGGGCAAGATTAGATAATGATAATAAAATAAGAAAAATTATGAAACAGAATACAAGGGATAGTTGGTTATGGGTGGTATAATACGAAAAATCATAAAGCCTATTGCACCAATTTTAAAATTACCAATATTTAAAAATCCTATTTTTGGTATAGGTACAAGTCTTTTTTTAAGTTGGATATTAAGACCAAAAATGCCAGAGATAGAAGATTTTGGTACAAACCAATTTGATGATTTTGAACGGGGTATATTAATTAACAAACAATCTAATGACTCTAATATTCCTGTAATTTTTGGAGAAAGACTAACAGGTGGAAGCAGAGTATTTGTAGAAACTTCTGGTACAGATAATAAATATTTATATATGGCTATTGTCTTAGCAGAGGGAGAAATAAACGATATAGAAGAAATTAGAGTAGATGATAAAGTTGTTACTTTTGCATCTTCTTTTTCAGATGGAACGGAAGTTGAAGTAAGTAGTTCTGATTCTAATTTTTTTAAAGCTGACCCAAATGATAGTAATTCAAGTAAAGAAAGTTTAATCAGAGTACAACCTTTTTATGGAACTGACACACAATCTGCATCAAGTCTTTTATCTACATTATCATCATGGGGAAGCAACCACAAATTATCTGGTTTATGTTATCTTGCTATTCGTTTTACATGGAATCAAGATGCTTTTGCTGGACTTCCAAGAGTACAAGCTAAAATACAAGGTAAAAAAGTTAGAACTTATAACTCTAGTTTAGTAGAACAATCTCCATCTTATAAAACTAATCCAGCATGGTGTTTATTAGATTACTTAACTAATACTAGATATGGAAAAGGATTATCTATAGACGAAATAGATTTACAAAGTTTTTTTGATGCTTCACAAGTATGTGAAACTCAAGTAACACCTTTTGCTGGTGGAAGTGATATAAATATTTTTGATACAAATACAGCATTAGATACTTCAAGAAATATTTTAGATAACGTAAGAGAACTTTTAAAAGGTTGTAGAGGTTATCTTCCTTACAATGCTGGTAAATATAATTTAGTTATTGAAACAACAGGCAGTGCATCTATTACATTAACAGAAGATAATATAATAGGTGGTTATTCATTATCTACACCAACAAAAAATGATAGATACAATAGAGTTATAGTTGGTTATGTAAATCCTGATCGTAATTACCAAGTTGATGAAGCACAGTTCCCACCAATAAATGATAGTAGTTTACCTACAGCAGATCAACACGCAACTATGAAAAGTGCTGATGGTGGTTTTTTGCTTGAGGGTAGATTTTCCTTTTCAACATTGACTTCAACTTATCAAGCAGAAGAAATGGCAGAAATAATACTAAGAAGAAGTAGAGAAGCATTAACTTTAGGAATTAATGTTGACTTTAATGGTTACGATTTAGCCATTGGAGATATAGTAAATATCACACACAGTTCATTAGGATTTTCTGCAAAACCTTTTAGAGTTCTTGGAATTACTTTTAATGAAGATTTAACAGTAGCATTATCTTTAGTGGAATATCAAGCTAGTCATTATACTTTTGCAACTAAAACTCAAGCACCAACAGTACCAGCTACTAATTTACCTAATCCATTTTCAGTACAAGCACCAGCAATATCAGTATCAGATGAATTGTTTGAATTATTTGATGGTTCAGTAGTTTCTAAAATAATTGTTACTATTACAAGTTCAGATTCTTTTGTTAATGATTTTGAAGTTGAATACAAAGAATCTACTACAAGTTCATTTAGATTAATGCGTAGAGGTTCAAATAAAATTGTAGAAAAATATCCTGTCAAAGAGGGTACAATTTATGACATAAGATGTAGAGCAATAAATTCTATTGGTGCTAAAAGTGCATTTACTACAACACAACACGAAGTTAATAGTGCATTTACTCCACCAGATGATGTACAAAATTATTCAATAGATGTTGTTGGAGATAAATTACACCATACATTTGATGCTGTAACAAACCTTGATCTTGATTTTTATGAAATTAGATTTACTTCAAATACAAGTGAAACAGCTTATGCAAACACAACTGTATTAGTTCCAAGAATAGGACGACCAGCAACAAGTATTACTACTCCATTTGTAGGTACAGGAAAATATTTTATAAAAGCTGTAGATAAATTTGGAATAAGATCAACAAACTTTGCAAGTCAAGTTATATCAG